ATATATGCAGATTTGGAATCAAAAACTTTATGGCAATCTTCCTATGTCAATGACGAATCTATATGGCGGAAATAATGATATTAGTGGCGCTATGAGATATTTTTTGACAGATATTTCGGGCGGAGTTCCGCTGCTCGATGGCTGGCCGCTCAACGCAACCTTAGAAGCAACCTTTACATTCTTACAGGATGATGTTCGTCTCATGTTTACGAACAAGACATTACGATACAATGTGCGCCAAGTTCAATGGTTTACCTTTTATGGAATTACAACACGAAATACATATAGATTAGACGTACATAATATAGCGACTCGTTTAATATTTTTCGCACGGCGTAGTGACGCGATTACATATCGCAATCAGTCCACAAATCTGACAAATTGGATGTATACATTAGGGTCAGAGCGTCCCTTTGTAACCCCTGCTCCGTATTGGACCTACCCCAATTTTGTATGTACAAATGCAAATGGTCTCAACGTCCAGCCTTGCCCTGCACCAAATCCTTACCCAGGTGCGGCTACTGCGCCTTTGGGACGCACTGGTATTAATCTTGCAGGCATTCAACGCGATATTTTATTGAATACATTTTTTACGGCAAATGGTAATGCTTTGTTTGATAGCCAGGATAGCGACTACTTCCAGAAATATGTACCGTTTCGTTATATGGAGGGCAATTCCGCGGCGGTCCAATCGCTAGGAGAAGCTACACAGTACGAAATGTGGCCGTTGAGTGCTTATAGTTTCTCTCTCAATGGGTCATCGGTCCAGCAGCCAACAGGTACACTCAATACAAGTCGTATTGACCGATTAGAGCTGGATGTGGATGTATGGCCGATTCCATACTTAGCAGGATATACATATAATCTTTATACGTTTGTGGAGACTCTGAATTTCTTGGAAATTAGCAGTGGTTTGGGCGGACTGAAGTTCGCCCGCTAATTCTATTCTTCCCATTCATCCAATTATTATACAAGTTCGCTATGCGAATTCATATAATTATAACTAAATCAGGTAATTTAATACTTATTGACCCACCAGTCATCCCAGAAGTAGGGCGGCTGTTGGGCGTCTGTGGATGGCGCGACGATGCTAGACGTGTTTGGGCGCTCGCGATAGAGAGAATCGATGTGGGCGTAGTTGAGGGCATAGGCGAAATACTTGAGGCGAGATACCATACCCTTCATCGGACCTACAACATTATAGTCGGCAAAAAGGCGCTCATCGTACCCAGGCTTGTCAGGAAAGTACATGTCCTTCATCACGTAGAGTCCGCCTGGGTTGAGTTTCGGTACAGTCTTCAACTTCATACGGACGGCAATATTTCCATTGACATAAACATCTAGATTGACACCCTTGAGGAGAATGACAAGGTGGAACCACTTGCCAACTGGTACATTCGGTACACTGACATAGTTATCCCAAGAATCAATCGTATTCATATAGACACGGAGAGTATTTACATCGTTTTGGACGAAGACAGCGGGGGCAAGATTGGGGAAGCCGTTTTCGCTTCCCTTGTGGAAGACATGCTTGAGTTTAACAGGGGCGTTGCCATTTGCTAGACCGGGCTTTGAGTTACCGCACTGGTTTCCAGCAGGACCAGACTTTTCAAAGGTATCAGGGTGAATAAATAAGAACATAGAATACGAGAATGCCGAGCCCTGCTGCTCATCGCGACTGTTATATAAAATAGGGAAACCTGTATCAAGTCCCTGGGGAATACTTACAGATGTAGCTGTTGTATTATCAAATAATACAACCGCTTGGCGGTCTAACTTTGTTAAGAACGAATTAAATTGTTCTATCATAGCCATAACAACCTGTAGTCCAATCATTGTAAGAATGACAATGGCAAGTTGGGGGACTAAGCCATCACCCATTAAAAATCCACTGACAGATTCCATTTCCTCTATTTATAATTGCTTTTTATAAATGGAGAATTCATATACGCTTAGTTCTTGTTATACGTTAACTTCACGCCAAGATTATTTGTAAGCGAATGTAATACGCTAGTACTTCCCTGAGGACCTAACTGGTATAGACCGTAGATACGGTCCGGGGTGAGCGCAACACCAGAGAAGAGCACGCTGTTGAGGAAACCGTTAAATCCTCCCAGAACAGATGTATTGACATACTGCTTACCGCCGCCGGCAGGTGAGCCGACAACTGGACCCGGAAGAACGCACGAACGATTGAGTTTGCCGTCGTAGTAAACATCAAGGACACGTCCACTGACAACGCAGGTGAAATTTACCCAGCGTTGCATATCAACGTCGTTAATATCGCATACAGGGGTGCTACCATTGTTTGCGAACGATTGTTGGGCGGTGGCAGCGCTTGTCGCATTCGAAGCAAAGCGTGTCTTCCATGTTAGTTGGTCTGACTTAACACCGCGTGTGTGTAAACGAACACCGAGCATATTTGTATTGGGGTATAAGAATGCTGTCATCACATAGGCAGAGTTATTTCCAAGAGCAGGGTTCGATACATTCGGGTCTGTGATTGTAAAAATGGGCTTAATCACGTTTGTCTTTGAGCCATCCCACGTATTGATATACATCCACCAGCTGATGGTGAAATCGGCGCCCTCAATAATGCGGAGATTGGGGTTAGGGACAAAACTCGGGTCTTGCTTTTTATTATCGTCGTAGTTAATACAATACGGTTTTACCTTTCCAGACTGGTTTCCTGGAACTCCGTACACTCCGTTTGTCATTTTTACCTGGAGAACATAGCGCTCTGTATCCGAGCTACCCGTTAAGTAGCTGTAAACTAAGTAGCAGATAAGGGCAAGGGCTAATAGATATACAACATTGTATACGAGCCCCGAGCTTTCGTAAAAGAATAATTTTACTCGGTTGTATGCGTTCATACTTCTTCTAAACTAGAGCATTAAAATCTTCAGGCGTATTCGTAATCTACATACTCAAAGCCGTTTACATCATCCCCCTTACGATTTCCCTTATTCGGACAGAAGCCAGCGTGGCACATAACATTATAGAGTTCGTGCCAGATACTTTTGAATGTAGGCTGTCCGTCCGGGATATTAGGCTTTCCACGTAAATCTGTAACGTGTTTGTAGTTTTCCCATATCTCTTTTTCGGTCAGGCGGCGAGGCCAGGCTTGTATCATACCAGCTTGTCCCCAGAAATCCGGAGAAGTTTCAAGAAGTACACCGGTAGGATTCGTCCACGTAAGATTTTCAAGTATAAGTGATGTAGCGTGCTCTCCATTCAAATAAATATCAATAGAGCGTCCTTCAACAGCAATTGTAATTTGATTCCAACGGGCATTCATGACACGTTCAATTTCTGCCTGGGGAGGCGGTGATAATTGTCCGTTCATCATAAGTGGTACAAGGGGGCTGAGTTTCAGAAGAGCAGTTTGATGTACGGGGTCAAGTATAAATTCGCCGACGCCTAGAAGTTTGACAAGGGGTTTGAAACGATAATCTCCCTTAGGACCGGCAAATGGAATACGCTCATCGTTCACTTTATCCATATAGATGAAGAAGCCGATAGTAAAATTACTTTTTAAAGACTGTGTGAGTTGTGCCTGGGTTAGAACGGATTGAAGCGTAGAGCCAACAGCGTCGTTCTCGGAGGGACGACCGTTCAACACAAATGGACCGAGAACTTTTGTTTCGTCGGATTTTGGCATAAAATAGAGTATATAGATAACAGCAGCAACAATAATAAGCAAAATGAGTATAAGAAATATAAATCGGGGATTCATTCCTCTTATACTGTAAGTATGTTTTTAGCAGTTTATAATTTATTCTGTAGCGAAAAGTCCCTTTATTTGCGCGCTTATATCTTTGGGCGGCATAAGAGCAGAATCTGTTGTAGCACCGCAGGTCTTAGCAGGTAGTTGGAATGGTGGGAAAGGCATCGGGCAGAAGTGGCTCAATGCCTCGCTGCTTATAGCGTAAGCCCAGACATATAGATTTTGTATGGATGCTTCGGCAGCGGCTTTTCCACAGAGTCCGTAGAGAACATTTTCAACTGGCTTTGGCTCACCGGCAAGTACCTTTGTAAGTTCTAACTTACAGTTGAGGTCCACTTCAAGGACCTGATTGTGGAGGCTTACAGTGAGCCGAAGAGGTTTGTCAAGAGGAATGTCAGAAATACGAGCGGATTCACGATAAACCTCTCCTGTCTGAGACTTTGTATCGACAAATATTATAATATCATTCGTGTTTGGATCTAAAAAGATACCGGGATTGAGACGTTTGGGTAAGCCGTAAGGAGGTAAAGACATAGAGCCAGAGCCAGATGGCACAATCGCACCACTCCCATCAGAGTACAATTCGGCACTACCACGATGGAAGATATGACGATACGGTCCTTGTATATTTGTTAGATTCCGTGTATTTGCTAACAATAAATCAAAATGGTATGTATATTTTGTATTCATATCAGCTGGCAGTACTTCGTCCGTAATACGTAAATTACTTACACCGCCCATACCATGTCTCCAAAAGACGTGGGCATGGTCGAGCGCCTTGTATCGTTCAGGGCGAATATCAATCGATTTTAACGAAAATTTGTAACCGGTAAGTAATAAATAAATAAGGACTACGACCGCCACAAGTAATCCGTAAAGAATTACATTCTGTGCCGTTCCGCTAGCACCGAGCCGACTTGTGCTGTTTGCTACATTTGTAGCAACATTGCGCACGGTACTCATACCGGGCATATTTTCAAAGAGCGATGCCATCTCACTTCCTACTTAGACAAAAGACTAGAGTTTGAGCCCGTTGTAAAAATCACGTATTGTTTTATTTCGAACAAATGTATTAAGTTTCAATTCGGTCGCGCGTATAAATTGATTTCCATTTGAGCGAAGTTTGCTTTTATCGAAGGTATTGCCTTCGTGTGCGATAACAAGCATAACCTTACGCGGCTCAAGTTGGACCAATGGGACCGAATATTTTTGGGTAAATTCAACCTCTTCGGCAAAGGCGCGGGATTCGTCGCACTTATTCGTTCGCACATACTCCTTCGTAAACGCCATAGTACCGAACGTGCCGTGATTGGGTCCATAGGGTCCGGTCTCCCAAATTGTACCATCATCAGGAAAAAAGACGTGGTTGCGTGTAGAGCCTGCCAGGCTTGCCTTACGCCCAACAAGCGTCATGACGGCGTGATTGACGCGCTCAGGCGGATAGTAGTCATCGTCGTCCATACAGACTAAAATTTCACCGCGTGCCGCGGCATGAAGGCGATTGCGCTTTGCGCCAATGCTGAGTTTCGTCTCGGAGCCTTTGTCCCCCAACGGGGGGCGAATATATTGGATATTCATTGTTCGAAATTCAGGCTTTAGTAAATCTTCAATCGAATCGGAGCCATCGTCAAATACAACCCATTCCATACGCTCTTTAGGATATGTTTGGTCCTTAATACAGGCGATTAGATAGGGAATAAAGGCACGACGGTTGTATGTAGGTGTCAAAATAGATACAAACGGCTTAGTTGCGGATTTTACAAGTTTGCCAGGCCATTCCACTGACATCTTTTATTATGGTACGTGGGCGAACATTTAGACCCCATTTACGGTTTCGCCGCTTCAACGTCTTCTTCGGATACGCGTAAAACTACCGCAAATCTTGGTAGTAAATTGTTTGTATATATGTCTAGAGCCTCTTCCATCGTTATTCTAGTAAACGGATCTGGATAGGTCATTTTATGATATAAATTTGCTAGATGTACGTCTATCGCAGCCGCCATTTCTTGTGCAAGCATAGGATATCCTAGATGAATGAGTTTTATGGATTTTCTATAAATTTCAAGAATTGATTGTCCGAGACCAAATACATCGTTTTTCTTAAATACAAGAGTCCATCGATCTATATCAGACATTCCATATAATTTATTTGCCATATCAATCACCCATTTTTTATTGAGTAAAAAATTATCACCTGAAAAAAAAGTATGGGGTAATAATCCTGCTTTGTCCAATAGTATATAATATTTATTGTAATCGTTATCGATTAGCCAATCATCACTACGTTTTTTCTTAAGCGCTGATTCTTGTTCGAGTATATCTTGTGTTTCAAGATCATTCAAATAATCCGGTTTTACCAGACGAAGATCTGGACCCCAATATGGATAATTAGCCATAAATACATTAAAATCGTACATTTGTTCGTCTGGAATGGTAGTAAGAACGGGTAATGTATCTATTTTAAGCGATAAACCGAAGTCGATAAGACGTGTGATAAATTTACGCCCTTTGGGCTCTGTTACTATATTATGTGGCTTGATATCCATATGGACAATACCGGCAGCATGTGCTAGTATGAGCCCTTTAAACACATTAGTAAGGCTTGCTAATACTTGATACATATTTCCTGGACGAATAAATCCTGTATCAGATAATGATGTGCCACCATCGGTTATCATCAGAATACGTTTCTCTTTATCGGGTAATCCGTTGAATGAGTCTAAAGTACATTTTTCAACTTCGTTACTTGCTTCAAATGGAAGTTCGGGCTCGCACATTGTATCGGGGTACAAAAAAAAAGTCTGTTTGGCATTGAGTGGCTCAAAGAGAGTACGTTGACGAAATTCTTGTTCGGCATACTCTTGTGTCATAAGTTTGCTGAGTTTTCCTTCGCGTCGCGTGGCGTCCCCCTTACACCGTAAAGCGGGTTTATATACACAGCCTGATGCGCCTCTACCAATAAATGAACCCCCTTTACGCCGTTTTATGGTCTTCTTTAAACGCCGCCCGTTTGAAGGCATTCCTATAATATCAACATAGTATTTAAACCCCGCTAGCAAAAAAAGGCGTAGAAGACTATGTCGATCATCTCTCGAAGAAAACTATGGTCGTTTTTTGAGGCATTATATAGCCAAGAATTAAATGAGGAGTCGCCGAAGGCGGTTACACCACAGTGGCTGAAAACCCCACTGCTTTTGCATCAACAATCCGCCTTAGCAGCAGCCTTACGATTAGAGACCGCAAAAACGGAGGGACTCGATGTGAATGCTATTGCCGGTGAATCAGTAGGCGGAAAATTATATACATCGTACGGAATCTTAGGCGACCGTGTAGGATCTGGCAAATCTCTTACCGCGTTAGCCCTGGTAAAGATGCCGGCACCGTCATCGCTCTATAACGAGTATATTATACGCGGAAATGCCGTTTTACAGGATGGACGTGATGTAGGTCTTTTACGAGTACGCGACCAAACTATGACGGTATCAGGGACAAAACTCAAACCGATGAATACGTCTCTTTTTATTATTCCCCACGCGCTGATGGGGCAGTGGGAAACGTATGTTACAAATGATACATCATTGAAATGTATGTTTATTAAGAAAAAGAAAGATGCGGAACAAGAGGATTTGCTAAAGACAATCGAGACTTCGATGTATGACGCACTGTTTGTATCATCTACAATGTGGAATACGTTCCGTACAATCCATCATCCGCGAAATATTCTTTGGAAGCGAGTGTTTATTGATGAAGCGGATAGTATTGCGATTACGACCGATTGGGATGATATTAACGGACTATTTTATTGGTTTATTTCGGCAAGTTGGTTGAATTTGGTCTTTGCGGGCGGTGCCTATTTTAATGTACTAAGTGCCTATACTCCGCCTGAAGAGACCCCGCAGCATATTATTGAACGGGTTAAGAAACTACAAAATAACCATTATTTACAGATTCCTGGCTGTCGGCACGTGAATATAGTGCGACGTATGTGCGGAATTTCGGCAAATCACTCGACGGTAGCGATTAATGCGGCAGTCAGTCAAAGTGCGCGCCTTATAGTCCATTCGTCCGAGGAGTATATTAAAACAAGTTTTAGTATGCCTGTTACAACAACACGAAAGATTATATGTGCAACACCGACAAATATTCGTGTATTGGATAGTTTTATTTCAAGGGAGATGATGGAGCGCCTGAATGCCGGCGATGTAGCAGGCGCACTTGAGAGTCTTGGAATGAATTCGTATACAGAAGCGGAGATTACGGATGCGGTGACTGCGGCTATACAAAAGGAACTCCATAATGCGAAGGTGACTTATGAATATAAGAAGACGCTGGAATATTCAACAGACGCACTCAAACAGAAGGCAATAGAAGCACAGGAACAGAAAATAGCATCGATTGAGAGCCGTATTTCGGCGATTCAGGAGCGGCTCAAGCGTGCGAAGGAGCAGACATGTCCGATTTGTTATTGTGATTTGGCAAATCCGGCGGTAACACCGTGTTGCCAGCAACTCTTTTGTTTTGCGTGCCTTTGTGAATCCTTGAAGCGAGTCGCAAGTTGCCCCCTTTGCCGTGCACGTATTGATAATATTAAGGAGATTAAGGTTCTTGGAATAGCACAACCGCAAGCCCAACCACAGGAAGCACCCAAGCAAAACCAACTATTAAATAAGAATGATAGCTTTGTGAAGTTTATGAAGGAAAATCCGACTGCGCGAGTACTTATGTTTAGCTCGTACGATGCCAGTTTTACAAAACTAGAAGATTCATTAGACGCGGCAGATATTAAGTATTCTATGCTGAATGGGTCTCAACTTCGTATTGCAAAACTCCTGAGGGAATTCAAGACGGGCAAGTATAACGTGCTGTTTCTGAATGCGCGAAATATGGGCGCGGGTCTCAATATTGAGTCAGCAACGCACGTAATGCTATTCCATCGTATGTCGTCGGAGTTGGAGAGTCAGATTATAGGTCGTGCAAATCGGTTAGGTCGTAAGAATCCTCTTGAAGTCGTATATCTGGTTCACGAAAATGAACAGGTAGTATAGGAAGATGCCAAATCCAGTTGTATCTGTCGATAAATCGGGCAAAGTGCCCGTGTATATCGTCAAAAAGATTCTAACCGACGAGGAAACGAAGGAAAAAACTCGCACATTTTTGAAAGAGAGCGATTTTCCTGTTGTTCTTAAAGATGACGCGGATGTCTATACGGAGGACGGACAACTACTCCTAAGATTTCGCAAAAATGTCTTGAGCGAAAACGAATCGACAAATACATTTGAAGCGTTGAAGACGTTTGCAAAGCATTTATCAACG